CGGATCTGGTGTTTGACCGCGACCACGGTCTGCTGGTGCATCAGCGCTCGCGGCCGTTACTGGAAAAATACCAAGGCGCCCAGGCGGTGGTCGACTGCGACAACCACACCGCGGTGATCCGTCCGGCATGAGCGAGGCCGCGTCAGACCTGCTGGACCAGCCGATTGCCAGCTTGGTGCGAGCGGGCACCGTGCGCCATGATATCCTGATCGCGAGCCACATCACGACAATCCGAGCACTGGTCGGCATGACCAAGCAGGACTTGAAGCGTTACCCGAACTGGGGTGCGGTCTCGGTCGCGGAGCTCGAGCAACGGCTGACCGAGCTCGGCCTCGAGCTGGCCAACCGGCCGGCGAAGGACGGCACGCTGCCGCTGCCGTTCCCGTCGCTGCACGAACGGCTGACCCGGATCGAACAACGGCTCGATGCGCTCGAGCGGCATCCGCTGCTGCGTGAGGTAGGCCAGATGGGGAGATCTCAGGGGGAAGGGTGAGATACCTCCGCGCCCCGCAATGGCCGCTCACGACGTTGTTGCCATGGTGGAAGGGCGACTACACCGACATTCGCGACCGCCTCCATGCCCACGGCTACCTGGAGATTGCGGAATCCGGGATCTGGACGCGGAAGCCGGACGAGTCGGAGTGTGACCGCTTCAGCGCGCAAGCCTGGAAGTATGACGCCGAGAAGCTGGCGGAGGTGCGCCGGCGCGGCACGCCGACCACCCTGGCGGAGCGCGAGCGCGCCCGGGCGGCGGAGGCCGAGCTGGAGCGGCAGCGCGCCGAGCAGGCCGCAGCAGACCGGGCCGCGGCGGAGGCGGCGCTGGCAGCCGCGGAGGCGGCGCTGGTGGAGCTGGCGGCGATGGCGGAGCAGCGTCGGCTGGCGGCTGCGGCGCTGGCCGGCAAGGAGGCCGAGGAGCGCAAGCAGCGCGAGCAGGCGGCGTCGCGGCTGTTCTGGTCAAACCGCAACCCGGCGTACGCGACCGAGCGGTTCCACTCCGTGCCGATCGCCACCACCGGCAAGGTCGCCGGCGCCACGCTGGAAGCGGGCAAAACCTACTACTTGCCCGAATCGGTGAGGGACCAGATCGTGGCCAACAGCAAGGCGAGTCGCTAACACCCCCGAGGGAGTCGAGCTCATGTCAGCGCTGGAAGACGACGAAGACGCGCCGATGACGCCGGCGGCGATCGCCGCATGGTGGGACCGTTGGGGGCTCGATCACAGAGCCGCGGCACAGCAGCGCCGGGCCGACTATGCGGTGCAGAAAGCCGCCGCCGACGCGGTGATGCGGGCGATTGTTCCCGTTGTGTCCCCAGATGGAACGGGTCACAAAATACCGAAGGTCGGCCAGCGTTCGTGATTCGTTGCCGGACATTCTGACCGACAAAGTGTCAGGTGCCTGACATAAGAACGGGCGGCATCTCGTGGGAGAGAGTGCCGCCCGCCCGCCTGCCTAGCGATCATGGGATTCCGCAGAAACATGACCACGCGACGGCGCATATTTGGTGGCTTCGTTCCCCTACGTCAAACCACCTGTGGTGGCTAAAGTATTGACGTAGTGCGATTCATGCTCGTAGCGTCCGCGCCACGCTCTGTGAATTGTGTCCGGAGTATCCCCCGCATGGACAATGTTACGGCCCTGGCGCCGGTGCGCACGCGCGCCGAGATCCTGCGCGAGCAGCGCTCGACCAGCGCGCGCGGTGATAAAATGCAGCAGGCGATCAACGGCATTTATAACCAGCTCGATCTGGCCGGCCTCCGCCCGGTGGAGCGGTTGGCCGTGCTGTGCAGTGTGCTGCAAGAGGAAAACCACAGCGCCGGTGCTGGTCTGCCGCCGTGACCGCGCCCGCGCCGCAGATCGAGTGGACCGAGCAGCAGGACGCCCAGCTGCGGCAATGGCGCAGCGAGGCGGTGAGCTACAAGCTGTGCGGCGAGAAGCTTGGCGGCATCTCCTCCGGCGCGGTGGCCCGCCGCTGCAAGGCCCTCGGGCTGCCGATCGTCAATGCGCCGCCGGACATGCGCCCCAGGCCGCCGCCGGCAGAGCCGAAGCGCGACCACCACGCGCAGCCGCTGAAGGACAACGCGGTGACCCTGGCCGTGCTGCCGTCGCTGCATCACCCGCTGCCCGGCTATGTCGCGTGCGCGCCGGACGGCACCGCGATTCCCGCGACGCTCCGTCCGACCGCCGATGAGGCGTGGCGTGCCGCGGGAGCGGACTATCAGCTCCACCGCGGCTGGCATGTCTGCCGCTGCATGGTGTTGTTGGCGGAGCGGCTGGACGACAGCGACTAGGTGGACGCGACCAGCCTTAGCTTTATCAAGATTTCAGCCGGACAGGCATTGCCCGAGACTGCCGCCGTCATATGTCCGCCACGAAAGCCCCGACCGCTTCGGTGACGTTTGGGGCACGGTGGTCAGTGAGAGGCTGGTCATGTCGCCATGCGCGTCCGTCATGTGCAAGGAGTCCGGCGCCCCAACTCACGCGTCATCCTCGCGCTGTTGGGCGGCCTCGGCAAGCTGCATCGCGATGCGCCCGACAATGGCGACGGTGATCAACCCGGGCACATCCAGCAGCTCGATCAGCCGTGCCAGGAAGGTGGCGATCACCATGTGCACGGTGGCATTGCCGAACCCCGTGAACAGCGCGTCGATCTGTTCGTAAAGCTTATCGATCGCGGCGTCGTCGCTGGCTTCGGCGATCCGCAGCACCCAGCGGTCGAGATCCGCCATCGGGATCTCGATCTGGAACATCTCATCGGTCATCACGCCCGGCCCGCGTCGCGCACCCGCTTGCCGTCTTCGGTCAGCGCCAGGATGTTGTCGCCGGCCTCCAGGTCAGCCTCGGCGACGGCCGCTTCCACTTCGGTGGCGGCGCGCCACTCGGTCAGCCCGGTGGCCTCCAGCATGGTCTCCAGGTCGGCCTGATCAATACCCATGCCTTCGGTGAAGGCTTGCCACACACCCACAAACAGCACGGCGAGGCCGTGCTCGATCTCATCATCGTTCATCACCAGAACCTCTGATCTGCTTCCATCTGGCGCAGGATCAACCACAACAGCATGCGTGCGTTCCCGTCGCTGTAGGCCTTGCCGGTGGCCATCGCCTCGCGTAGCGCCTCGACGCTGCCTTCCCACTTGCCGTCAGCGTGCAGCGTGATGGTGCAGTCACCAAGGTGGACGGTGAACGGAAACCACGGCGGTATGTTCAGCGTGAATGTGCTGGTGACGGTTTCGCCGCTCGGGATCGGCACGAACTTGATCTCTTCATCGCTCATGGTTTGGTCCCTCATATTGTGACCGCATTCGTTGCATCATCGCTCCATGCACTCGCTCCTCTCCATACCGCCGCTAATGTAACGGTCGCAGGTTACGATCTGGCCGTCGATGACATACGTGTCAGTCCACACGCCGAATTCCTTACGCAACTGCTGTGTGGTCTTGCCGGCGATCCGGCGGTTCATCGCGGCCGTGGCCGGATCAACGGGCGCCAGCATAGCGCGGAGCTCGGTCTGCCGCTGTGCCGCGGCTGCCGCCTGGAGCTCCGCCGCTGAAGCGACCGGCGCCGGTTTAGGATCCGGTGTAAAGGACCCGACAGTTAGCCCATCCAGCGCCCCGGCGCAGCCGCCGAGCAGGCTGAGCAACCCAACGATCAGCAGCAGGATGATCAGCCCGCGGAGGAGCCGATGGGCATACGATTCCAGTTGCGGCGGTGGCGGTGGCGACGGCTGCTGCGGCGGCTGCCCGCGTCGGTCTATAAATTCGATCTCGATCCGGACGCGGGGACTTCCTCCCCCTCGCTCGGGCGGGGTTGGGGGCGGCGAGGTTAGCGTCGCTCCCTTCCGCAGTTTCCGTTGTGCGCTGAAACCCTCCCAGAACGCCGCCGGTTCGTTGCGCAACATGTCACGCGGCGCGTCCTTACGGATCGGTTTGAGGAGGTAATCAAATTCGCCAGTCATCTTGAATCTCTCCTATATGTGGCCTGGAACGTGGCAAACTCTTCCCGGATGCTCTCCCACGCATCTGGATCGCAATGGGGTTCTAATTTAGCAAGCACGTAGGCAGCACCATAGGTGAACACCGATTTGCCCATGGGGCTATCGATGAACAGACTGCCAGCGCCACATTTGCTGAGGATGTCCCGCCACGCTTCGTTGGCGCTGTTGCTTTCGCTCATTGCAGCGTCTCCGGTTTGAGCTGCATGCTCTGCAGATCGATGCCGTGCTTCTTGCAGAACGCTTCGATCAGGACTTGCGCCGCCGCGCGGATATCGGGCGTCGTCTCCACCGGGCACAACAGGTCGGTCATGGTGCCGCCAAATTCTTGGTCAACTGCCTCCCGCTCAATCACCTCGGTCAGCGTGCCGTCGACAGTGCGCATCATGTCGAGCGTGCTGACCAGCGAGTGCCGCTCGTTGTTCTCGCGATAGGTCAGCGACACGATCAACACCTCGGTGCGGTCCTCCGCCTCGGCCGGTCGCACCGCGTCGATGCGCGCCTGATGCTCGGCCTCGGTCTCGCGGGGATGCCGCATCACCGCGCGGCTCCAGGCCTCCGAGATGAAGCTAATGGCGGTGGCATTGGCGGCGAGTGCCATCAGCCCGACCATCTGTTGGGCGCGGCGCTTCTCGGTGTCATCGGCCCAGCCGGCGCCGACGATCCTGACCTCGTCTGGGCAGTGCAGGATGAACATCGGCATCAGGCTGCCTTGTTTGAGCAACGCAGTGCGGGCGAAGTCGACGTCGCGCTTGAGCTGGTCTTGCCAGTCGATGGGCTTGGTCATGGCGCGTCCTCCCGTGCGGTGTAGGCCTTGCAGTTGTCGCACCAACCGTTGCGAATATCGTTCAAATTCCAGCTAGTCTTGTTGCAGCGCGGGCAGGTGATGTTGATCGGGATATGATCACTGCCCGCGTCTGGATCAGTGGGCGCGTCGCGCATCACCCAGCTCGCCGGTGGGATCAGCGACGCCCGCAGCAACACTACGCTGACCGTGGTCACCTGGGTGTCGATCTCGAGCACCCGCTTGACGGTGTCGAGATGCGGCATGGCGTCGATCGGCGCGAACGCGTAAAGCTCACGCGCGGCGTGACGCAAGCACGCGACGTATTCGGTGTTGCCCATCCTGCGCGCCGAACAGATCAGCTCGGCATAGGCGCGGCAGACTTCGATGATGTTATGATCGATCATAGCTGAATCCCTTTGCAGTTGCTCCAGCATCTTGCCGACTGGACCTTTTGGTGTGAGGTCGGTCATAGCTGGATCCCTTTGCGGTCGTGTTGCAGCAGATCCAGCGCCAACACGACGGTGGGGTTGGTATTGTTCGCCGCGTTGTCCATTGCGATCAGCAGTTGCTCGGCTTCGTTGAGCTCAACCGATGTATATACAGGTGACACTACGACCAGATAATGGTTGACGGTGGCGACGTGGAGATAGGCCTCGACGATGTCCTTGGGGTCGGTCATGGGGTTTTCCTTTGCTTGGCGCGGGACTTGCGTTTGGCTTCCGCGTTCTTGTTGGTCGAATAGACGTGCGGTGCCCGCCAATGCTGCGGTGGTGGTGGTTCCGGATATTTGCCGCGCACCTCGACGCAATCCTCGAGCCAGTCGGCGACCGGCTGCGGCACCGGTCGCTCACCCAGTGACCAGTGCCGCGTTGCGCCAGGACTGCAGCCTAACACCCGCGCCAGATCGCGCCGCGACAGCCGCATGGTGTGCAGGCATTCCTGAAACCGTTTCGGTGTCATCAGTCGTCGTCGTTGGTCAGTAGCGCGACCAGCACGGTGGCCAGCAGCGCGGCCAGCAGTGGCGCGACCAGGGTGAACGACCAGTAGAGCATCACCACCTCCATTCCGGCGGCAGATCGTTATAGAGCTCTTCGCAGATCCTATCGCAGTGCAGTGCGTCGCCGATGTCGCCGAGTATGCGGGCGCGCATGGCACGCTCGCGGCAGGCACAATAGCGCGCCAGCCGCTTCAGATTGCGCGCCAGGGGTCCGAGGTCCTCGACCACCATGGCGTCCGGGTTCAGGTAGGCCAGGGGGTGGGTCATGGGTTGTTATCCATGGCCACCCGGGTGCGCCGGGCCAGCCCCTGCCCGGTCACCATCCGCAGAGCGCGCGCCAGGGCCTCGGGCCACTCAATGGTCTTGGAGGCCACCCAACGGCCGTCGAGGCGCCACTCGCCGCCGTGCTGCGCCAGCCAGTAGTGTTTGCCGTCGAGCTCGATACCGAAGCCGAAGCTCGACTCCGCGGTGATGGTGAGGTTCATGGCTCGAGCTCCTCCCGCCCGGCCAGCCGCAGCGCCTCGGCGCTGATCGACTCCTGATCGGTGGCGTCGGGCAGTCCCACGAGGCGGGCGTAGCCGATCGCCATCGAGAAGCCGCACAGGAAGGCCGCTGACGGCCCGGCCAGCGGGTTGGCTTCGCTGTAACGAGCCAGGGCCATGCGCGCGAAGCGCAGCGCCTCTGGGGTGAAGTCTTTGCGCTTGGTCATCACACCTCCTCCGCGTCGCCGGCCGCGAGCTCGATCATCTCGTTGCTGATCGCGTCGGCCAGCATGCTGTGGTGCCCGGCCTTGCAGGCGTAGCCAACTTCCGCCCACAGCCGGGCGGCGAGGTGGTGCTGGGTGGCGGCGGTTGACAGCCGCTCGTCGATGTAGGCGCTGCTCGCCGCGGCGGAGACCGCCAAAGCGAGATTCAACAGATCAGTGCGAGAGAAGGTCATCGAGGGACTCCAAAATGTGTGCACCCTCCTTGTGACCGTTTTTGCCCCAGATGTCAACAAAAGGGGTCATCCCGATGTCGAACCAATACGCCGCGTTGATGCGGGAGGGCGGCAAGCTGCCGCCGGAGGCCAAGGGCCCGGACGGACGGCTCGAGCCGTTCGTGCCGAGCGATAAGGAGCGCGAGCAGGTGCGGATCCTGGCCAGCAACGGGGTCGCCCACCAGACCATCAGCAAGGTGCTCGACATCGCCAACCACACCCTGACGAAGCACTTCCACCAGGAGCTGGAAGACGGCCGCGACATGGTCACCGCCAAGATGGGCTTCGCCCTGGTGACCGAGGGCTTCGCCGGCAACGTGGCGGCGATCAAATACTGGCTGCTGACCCGCGGCGGGCCGGAGTGGAAGCTGACCGCGGCCGACATGCGCGGGCTCGATCCGTTCGCCGAAGCGCGCGAAACCGTTCATTTCTTCATGCCATCGAACGGCCGCGACAAGCCGGAGGCGATCGAACCCGAGCCCGGGCCGCCGACCATCGACGGCAAGGCGGAGGAGGCGGCGTGATCCTGCATGAGTCGACGTTTGAATATTTGAAACCGACCGACGAACAGCTGATGCAGATGGCGGATCTGCGTCACGTGTTCCGCGAGTTCGCGCTCTATGTCGAGGGTCACCTCCAGCCCGGCGCCGATCGTGACCACGTGCTGCGCACGCTGCGCACTGCGGCGATGTGGGCGAACGTTGCCATCACCCGCGAAGCGGACGGCACGCCCCGCACATGAGTGCCAGCGCCGCATTTGACGCCGCGGTTAAGATCATGCCGCAGGAGGGCCCGCAGCAGACCTTCCTGGGCTGCGACGCGGACATCGCGATCTTTGGTGGCTCCGCCGGCTCCGGCAAAAGCTGGTCGTTGCTGCTCGAGGCGATGCGCTACCCGTCCAAGGTGCAGGGTTTCGATACCGTGATGTTTCGCCGCACCACGGTGGATCTGCGCCGGCCGGGCGGCCTCTGGTCAGAGACCATGAAGCTGTTTCCGCACGCCAACGGTATTCCGGTCAACCATCGTCTCGAATGGGTGTGGCCCGGCCGCGGCAGCGTCAAACTGTCGCATCTCGAATACGACCAGACCGTGCTCGACTGGCATGGCTCGCAGATTGGTTGCATCTGTTTCGATGAGCTGACCACGTTCACGCAATACCAGTTTATGTATCTGATGTCGCGCAACCGCTCGACCACAGGTATACGTCCGTATATACGCGCGTCCTGCAACGCCGACGCCGGCTCATGGGTCGCCAAGCTGATCCAGTGGTGGTGGGATCCGGACAGCGGCTATCCGATCATGGAGCGCAGTGGTGTCGTGCGCTACTTTGTGCGCGGCGCCGACGACGCGCTGAAATGGTATGACAGCAAGCGCGCGGCAATACGCGACAATCCGGACCACACCGCCGACACCATTAAAAGCCTGACCTTCATCGCGGCACGGCTGGCCGACAACCCGGCGCTCGAGCGTAACGATCCCAATTACCGCGGCAACCTGATGATGCTGCCACAGGTCGAGCGCGAGCGGCTGCTCAACGGCAACTGGCGGATCCAGCCGTCGGCCGGGCTGTATTTCAATCGCAGCTGGGTCAAGGTGATCGACATCAAGCCGGCGCTGATCCAGAGCGCGCGCGGCTGGGATCTGGCGGCGACGCCGGAGACGCCCGGTGGTGATACCGATCCGGACTGGACGGTCGGCGTCAAAATGGGTCGCACCCTGCAGGGTATGTATGTCGTGCTGCACGTGGCGTTCGCCCGCGGCACCCCGGCCGAGGTGGAGCGCATGGTGCTCAACACCTCCACCCAGGACGGCTACGGCTGCAAGGTCAACATCCCGCAGGATCCCGGGCAGGCCGGCAAGCATCAGGTCGCCGGCTTCGTGCGCATGCTGGCCGGCTTCCCGATCGAATACTCGCCGGAGACCGGCGACAAAATCACACGGTTCTCCCCGTTCTCGGCACAGGCCGAGGCCGGCAACGTGTTGGTGCTGCGCGGCGATTGGAATGAGAGGTGGTTCCAGATGCTCGAGGGCTTCCCGCAGCTGCCGCACGACGATGACGTCGACGCCACCGCGCGCGCCTTCCAGTCGATCGCGCAGACCAACCTCAACGTCTGGGCCAATCTGTGAGCGACTCACCGCCGACGATGAGCGAAGCGACCAAGCCGCGTGTTTCGGTGCGCGCCGGCACCGGCCTGACCACCGACGGCACCAGCTGGGCCGGCGCGCTCAATGACTCGGTGGAGAACTTCGCCGCCCGGGTCGGGTTCGGCATGCCGAACCTGTTGTCCAACACCAGCTACAACTACCAGCCGCTGACCCGGCTGCGGCAGAAATTAGAATGGATGTATCGCGGCTCGTGGCTGGTCGGCGCCGCGGTCGATGTGGTTGCGGATGATATGACCCGCGCCGGCGTGACGATGAATTCCGACACGCCGCCCGACCAGATCGAAAAGATCAATACCGCAATCAACGAGCTGTCGATGTGGCAGTCGATCAACGAGACCATCAAATGGTCGCGGCTCTACGGCGGCTCGTTGATGGTGATGATGATCGACGGCCAGGACACCGCGACGCCGCTCGAGCTCGACACCATCGCGCCGGATTCCCTGCAGGGGTTCCTGGTGCTGGATCGCTGGATGGTGCAGCCATCCTACGCCCGCCTGATCCGCGCCTGGGGGCCGGATTACGGTAAGCCGGAATACTACGATCTGGTGGTGCAGAACCCTTACTTGCCGCAGTTGCGGCTGCACCATTCGCGGGTGGTGCGGATGGACGGCATCGAGCTGCCGTTCAACCAGAAGATCACCGAGAACCTCTGGGGCATGTCGGTGCTGGAGCGGCTGAACGATCGGCTGGTGGCATTCGACAGTGGCACCATGGGCGCGGCGCAGCTGCTCTACAAAGCGTATCTACGAACGTATAAGGTCAAGGACTACCGCAACCTCGTCGCGTTCAATTCCGAGCTGACTGAGAAGTTCCATAAACTTATGGATCTGATGCGGGCCTATCAGTCCAACGAGGGACTGACGGTGATCGACGCGGAGGATGAATTCGAAACGCATGCGTATGCGTTCGCCGGCATTCCCGAGACGCTGATGATTCTCGGGCAGCAATTGTCGGGTGCGCTCGGCATTCCGTTGACCCGGCTGTTCGGTCAGGCTCCGGCGGGGATGAACTCGACCGGCGAGTCCGACATGCGCAACTACTACGACATGATCAAAGCGGCGCAGCAGGCGCGGCTGCGGCGACCGCTGACCAAGCTGTTCAACATCATCTGGCGCAGCAAGCTGGGCAACGAGCCGCCGGACACGTTCGATTTTAGTTTCAATTCGCTCTACCAGCTCAACGAGATGGAAAAGGCCGAGGTCGCACAACGTGACACCGACACCATCAACATGGCGCACCAGGGCGGCATCATCACCACCCAGATCGCGCTGAAGGAGCTGAAGCAGAGCAGCATCCAGACCGGGCGCT